TCTTAATATTGACCTCCTTCCTTCTCAGGTGGTTATCTTACAAGAGCTATGGACGCATTCTTTCCCTATGTATCTGGCCTCTCGTGGTTTTGGTAAGAGCTTTATGTTGGCTGTCTATGCTATGCTTCGATGTCTTCTTATACCGGAGACTAAGATAGTGATCGTAGGTGCAGCCTTTCGTCAGTCAAAAGTTATTTTTGAGTATATGGCTAACATCTGGAAGAACGCCCCTATTTATCGTAGTGTTTGTAGTAATAATAGCGGGCCTAGTCGTGATGTTGACCGCTGTACTATGAGGGTTAATGATAGCTGGACTATCGCGGTGCCTTTAGGAACGGGCGAAAAGATTCGTGGTTTACGTGCCCATACTGTTATAGCAGATGAATTTAACAGCATACCTGTAGAAATCTACGAAACAGTTGTTGAGGGTTTCGCGGCTGTATCTAAAGATCCTAGTGCGAATGTTCGTGAAGCAGCCAAGCGTAAAAAGATGAGGGCCGAAGGAGATTGGTCAGAGCAAAAAGAAGAAGCTTGGCAGGGCCGTCATAAGAACCAGTCCATTATTTCGGGTACGGCGGGATATGATTTCGAGCCATACGCTGATTATTGGCGTAAGTATAGGGCCACTATTAAGAGCAAGGGCGATATCAGTAAGATCAATAAGGACTATAAAAAGGATAATGAAGATCTTCCTGAGTATATGACTCAGATCAATCATAATGAGTTTTCTATTATTAGGATTCCGTATGAGCTTATTCCAGAGGGCTTTATGTCCGACGAGATTATCGGGCGCGCGAGAGCCACTATGCATACTGGTACTTTTAATATGGAGTACGGAGCATGCTTTTCAAAAGACTCTCAGGGCTTTTATAAGCGGACCTTGATTGAGTCTATTGTGGCCCACGATAAAAATCTAGAAAGGTCTACGTGGGTGCCTTGGTGTCCCAATGTATTTGATGTGGCTACTAGGGGCCGACCAGATAGAAAATATGTGTTCGGCGTAGATCCGGCCTCTGAAATTGATAACTTCGCCCTTACCATACAAGAAATATATCCGGAGCATCAGCGACTGGTGTATGTGTGGACTACTAATAAAAAAGACTTTAGAGAGCGCAAGAAGCTGGGCCTAACAGATATTGATGACTACTATAGCTTTTGTGTCAGAAAGATTAGAGACTTGATGAGGGTGTTTCCTTGTATAAGGATAGGTATTGACTCTCAGGGTGGTGGATATCAGATTGCCGAGGGCCTAAGAGATAAGGATAAAGTACGAACAGAACTGGGCGAACAGCCTATCTATCCTGTTATTGAAGAAGGCAAAGAACAAGAGAGCGATCATTTGCCGGGCCTTCATATCTTGGAGCTTGTCAACTTCGCTAGTGCCGAATGGACTTCTAATGCTAATCACGGCCTGAGAAAAGATATGGAAGATAAGGCCATATTGTTTCCGCGCTTTGATCAAATGACGCTGGGTCTAGTTACTGCTCAAGACGAGATTTACTTTAAGGACCTCAAGAAGAAGTTTGGCGATTCTGCGTCTCTAAAGATTTATGATACTCTAGAAGATTGCATTATGAATATCGAAGAGCTTAAGGCCGAACTTGCTACCATTGTTGTAACTAGAACGGCCTCTGGTCGTGAAAAGTTTGATACTCCAGAAATTAAGATAGGAGTTGGCAAGAAGGGCAGACTACGAAAAGACCGCTATAGTGCCCTTTTAATTTCGAATAGTATTGCCCGGACTATACAGAGAGAGCTTCCGGCCCTCCAATATGATACTATTGGCAGAGTAGCGGCTCGGCCCTCCGAAAAAGACAAGGGGCCTGCGGGACAAATGTATATGGGACAAGGCTGGGAAGGGTTTACGCCCACGATGGTCAAAGTAATACGTCGTAACTAAAAATGGTGTATCTAATCAATAGGTATTAACACACAATCAATAGGTATTATCAATGGCCAATAAAAAATATCCAAGATCTGAGAGTCAAGAAATCATTCAAAATGCTTCTCCGCCGAGTACTGAGGCGTATGTTAGTTGGGATGGTACACAAAAGAACAGAACAACGGCCCTGTCGATATATGGCAAGACCCTGTCCAATACTCAGATATCATACGCTAGCAGTAGGCGCGAAGACTTTTCTGATCTGACAACTAATACTAGCGGTAGACCGGGACTAGAAACTTCAGACTTCGATTGGTTTCGTCCTAATCAGGCTGCTCCAGTTAAGCCCAAGCATGCCATAGCCTACGCAAGACATGTATATAGAAGGGTCGGGCTTATACACAACGCTATGGATTTGATGGGAGATTTTACCTGTCAGGGTGTAAGGCTAGTACATCCAAATAAAACAATTGAGACCTTTTATAATAATTGGTTCAGTCAAGTTAATGGCAAGCAAGTATCAGAGAGATTGGCCCATTTATTATTTCGCGAAGGCAATGTTCCCATTCGTACTTTCACTGCTAAGATCAATACTAAACAGCGAAAAAAAATGCAGAGAACAGTAGCCGAAGAAGATCTAAAAATAGAAACTAAGCATAAGACCTTTAAAAAGAACGAATTGCCTTGGAGATATAACTTCATAGATCCTTTATTGGTCGAGCATTTTGGTGGGGACATGGGTAGCTTATCAACTAAGCCACTACTTTATTTAAAAATTCCCACTCAATTAAGAATGGCTATTAAAAGGCTGCAACAAAGTACCGATCCTAACGCGAAAACTGTATTAAAA